ACGTCTTTTTGCTGCTTTTGAGCCTTTTTTGACTTTTCCGGTAACTGCTGTCTTTAATTTAGAGCCTGGGTTCGCTTTTCTATACGCAGCGACCCCTTTTTTGGTCATTCCTGCTCCAGATTTGGTTTTTCGGTAGTTTCCACCCTTACCAGTAGTCCTTCTTATAGGTTTTGCTCTTTTTCTAGGCATTATTTTCTCTTACTCTGTGATCTTTTTATTGCTTTTGCCGTAGGAGCTCCTTTTGCGCCTTTTTTACGCATAGGTTTACCTTTTTTTCTTTTCTGGGCTATGTTGTACCACAAACCTTTTTTAGCTTTTCTGCCATCTTTAGTAGTGTGATACTTACTTTTAGATTTTTTCTTAGCAGCCATTACTTTTTGCCCCCTTTGTACGACTTCTTAGTTGTACCTCTCTTCTTCCCTTTTTTCATCTTCATACTTTTTGGTTTTGCGTTTATACAATGTGCCATAGCTATAACCTCACAATATCATTAATATTTTTAGTCGGAACTACAAACCGCGAAAGGAAGGGCACTTCCGATTTTTCATTATCACCCGACCGCCTTGGTCCGAGCTCTATATCAAATAGTTTACCATTAACTTGTAGGAAGGCGTCAATATATTGTTTAACTGTGTATGATTTACCCGAGCCGATTGGTTCGATATTTTTTGTGCCTGGTTGCCCGACTGCAGCTACAAGTGCGGCGCACAGATCATCGACGTGCACATAATCTCTGACACATGTACCATCGTCCGTATCATAATCATTTCCGAAAATAGTAAAAGTTCCGCGAATCGAAGCTTCTATAGTTGCTTTATATAATCCTTCTGGGTTTGTGGGTTCTCGACCACCGACATTGAAAAATCTAAATATCGTGTAATCCGGACAAAGCTCCTGGACTATTTGTTCTGCCGCTAATTTAGATAGCGCATAAGGAGACGTCGGATCGTAGGCCGCACCTGTAGATGCTAAAAGAAATTTTGCGTTGGGGAATTTTTCTATTACGTTTTTTGTACCGACCAGGTTTGTATAAAAATATGCTGTAGGTCGTTTGACGCTTTCGCCTACTTTTACTAATGCTGCTAAATGTACTACAACATCTACATCAGGATCTATGTCCGTGGCCGGACGTCGGATATCCCAATCTTCTATATCGAGAGGCAATACAGTTATGCCTTTTTTAGCAGAGAGTAATTTAACTACTTCGGTGCCAATATATCCTTTGGCTCCAGTTACTACTACCCTCACCTTTTCTTTTTTTTCTTGTAAGTTTTGCCTTGTTTAGGGGACGGGGTGCTCGGGTCTACTTTCATTATTTTTCTAATAATCTTGTCAGACATTGATGCAGCATTTACTAGTTTTGGTTGGTAAGGTTTTAGCTCGTGGTCGATAACGTCATAAACTTCGTCCACTGTTTTTACTTTACCTTTTTTACCGCTACCTTTAGGTACTCTAGTTCCCATTATTTTTTCCTCTTTTTCTTTTTAGCCGCTATTATGATATCAGCTCGGGTAATCTTCCCATCCTTATTCATATCTGGAAACTTACTTGTCTTACGTTTTTTCTTTCTGGCTCTAGCCGCCATTTCGTATTTACTAGTCATTTTTTTCTCCTTTAGGTTCTAAGTACTGTGTATCTACTCCGGCTAGTCTTAATAGCTCGGAATCCGGCAGTCGTTCTAGTTGCTGGATTTTATCTACATTAATATTAACTTGCGTTGCTTGTTCAGGAGCGAATAACCCATGTAGTTTACATAGGGAGTCAACAACGTTTTTTTCTTCTGTGGCGGTGGCCGATTTTCGGTGGGCTTCTAAATACATGGTAGTGGCTGTGTTTCTATCAAACTTCACCTCTTCGCGCATCTCCTCGCGTAAGTATTCTATGGCTTGATTAATTTTCGGTTTTTTAAAAACCTCGTACACGTGATCCATGTTGCGGTACCCTGCGGCACGACCAGCAGCTGCTTTGTTCAACCCTCTTAGGTGAAACAATACTAATCTTTCTTCCTGGACCGAAAGCTCGGATAGTTTTACTCCTGCATAAGGGAAATGAGATTGAAGTTCGACTCTATCTTCGTCTGTAACTTCCATTGGTTGGTCTGCGACTAAGCTCATGTTTGTAAATATACCTTATAACGTTTTATAAGGGAAATTTATAATAAAAATTTTTTTTGAAAAAGTAGTTCTATATCGCTCTTCCATTCCCCCTCCCCGCTGCCAGCGACCCACACCCTCCCCGAATCCGAATTTCAAACACTAATCCAGTTTCAATCAATTGGAACCTTGTCTCGAATAATACATGGTCACGGACAACACAAGGTTGTCTTTCCAAATAGTCTTGTAAGGTAGGTAAAAGGTTTATCTACTATAACTAGCTATATAGGAGATTATCATGGCTAATACAATAACTAAGTCTTTCGACACTAACACTGTCAAAGCAAACAAAGGCAGAGCTTTATCTGTCTCCAAGAACGGCAACCTTAACATGGACGCTAAAGTAGCGAACCCAGCTTACGATGAGGACGCAAAGAAGAACACACCTGAGTCATACAAAATGACATCTATCAGGGACTGCTTCGACTTCTTCCTACTCAAAGAAGACGGTTCTGTATCGTTCAAACTTAAACCACATGTAAACCTAGCTGGCGGCACAGCAGTCACGGCGTTCGGTAGAGAGTGGACACCAAAGGATGAGGAGTAATCATGAGAATATCATATACTCTAGGTCGTATAACTAAGGGAGTAGCGAAAGCTGCTCTCCCTGTTGGCAAATGGGCAACCCAACAAGCAGCCAACATAACATCGGAATTCGTACGCGGTATGGCAGAACAACCTACTGTCATCGCCACAGACGAGTCCTACAAGAACGCAGTGCAAGACAACAGCATTGATAACGAAATAAAGCAGGAACTTAATCAAGAACCTGTTCAACCAGAACTACCAGGAATGGACACTGAACCACAAACAGTTCAGAACCAGTCATGAGTAGTCATTACCTACCAGAGTCCATATGGGCTCTGGTTGAACATTGGAGAGCATAATGAATATATCATTAGTACTTATTGATTACGCAGCAATTGCAATAATCGTTTACATAGCGTTAACAGTCTTATCAAGAGCATTAATCTTTGGACTATACGCTTACTTCATTAGAGAATTTTTCAAGTCTGAGAAATCCTCAACATCATCGGTCAAGTCTGACCAATTCAATCCTAACTTAGATTTCTAAATTAGCCATCATAGGAGCCCTTCGGGGCTTCTTCTTTTTTTAAGAGCTACTATCATGCCTGCCTATTACTATCATCACGAGCGGATGCGAGTGTGCCTTGTGCATACAACATGCTTGACTTTGGTTCCTTGTGTTCCACGGACCTGCCCCGATGTGGAACCAGTTCATGGAACCACGACAATGCCTGTTCTTATGCTAAGGCGGCGGCGTTGGCCTGCCTGCGGTTCCACGGTTCCGCCAAGTTCAGCTACTGTGTTATTAGAGTCGACCACCGGCCTAGAATATATAACTTATAATGAATGTTATTTTTACGTGGAACCACGGAACCATATTCTATATCCCGCATTCTTATCGCCCTGGTTGCGTTCCACATGTAGTGGAACCAAGTGGAACCAAACGGAACCGGCCCAGCAGCCTGCAGCATATAAAATGCTGCTTCCATATAGTTTATTGTAGGTCACATGTGGCTTACAGCGACAGCACGCAGTCGTACTAAAGTGCGTGTCGGTGTCTCCGAAACGACCACGGCCAGATGACAAGCTGGCCACTTAATTAATCCATAACCACAAGGAGGTAACTATGGGACTTGACGCATATGCTGGCTTTCAAGAGCCAAAACAAAAACGTGATGACAATGTTGTAGAACTAAATGACAACATCGGTGCACAACAAGAGCACGGATTCTACTGGCGTAAACACGCTAGACTTCAGCAGTACATGATGGAGTTGTACGACAAGAAGAACGGCGGCCCGGCTCGGGGTGAACGACAGGGGATGATGGACTCATTCAATGGCGGAGACTTACTCGTGTTAGATCGAATTGACATCGAAGAACTACAACTCTTGATTGAAGATGATCGACTACCTTTCTGTCCAGATGGTTTCTTTTGGGGACATCAGTTCCAAGAAGAATCGTGCAAAGAGTACAAACAGCAAGACTTAGAGTTTTGCGAGAAGGCTCTGACTTGGATAGACCAAGGTAGAACAGTTTGGTACGACTGTTCATGGTAAAGGAGGAACTATGATTAAAGACTATTTTAGATCGGTACTAATGGGTACGGGCGTTCTGTTCGTGCTCTTCGGTATCGCAACGAGTATTCAATACTCACTCATACTACTTGGTGTCGGGGTCGGCATCGGTTCAATATTGTATTTACTATGGAGGTTATTATGAATGCAAATATAGTTAGTGCGCTGACAACAGCGCTCTGGATATTAATAGAACTTATACAGTTCGGTTACATGGCTTATCTAGCTTGGAGGAATAAAGATGTTGCTTATAGGAATACTGTCGGCGCTGGGTCTGTTAATCCTAGCACTTAAAGCGGGCGGCAAGAAGGCTATCGGTCACGATATCTTTGTTGACGTTCTAATCACAGTCACATTAATGGTGTGCTTTTATGGCACATTCAGCGGTATGACTGCAGCAATGATGGGCGGTTTGTCTGCGTCTGTTGTCTTATTCATTATGAAAAAGACGATGGTGCACGAGAAACTGACTGTCGAAAAGGGCGAACGGGTTGTAATGACTACACCTGTTCAAATTAAAATACCTACAGTCAAAACTAAGTGGAAGACTGTAGAACCAGAATGGAGGAGTTAATATTATGCAAACCATTAATCCACAATCACTTATAAGCGAATTGAAAGACGCCGTTAAAGCTGGCTATCCAGCTATGGTCTGGGGTGGCCCAGGTATCGGTAAGTCTGACATACCCGCACAAGTAGCCGCCGAAATGAATATGAA